GGCAAAGTATTGGCCGTCAATGAATTCATACCCGAGGCCGTAAAAACCTATACGGCTAATTGGCCTGACACGGTCGTGTTACCTAACGATGTAAGGGATATTGGCGCAGAAGATATATTGGCCGCCGCGTCTGTAGCCGAGGGCGAGCTAGATATATTCGATGGGTCGCCGCCCTGCTCTGCTTTTAGTACAGCGGGCAAGGCAGAAAAGAATTGGGGCAAGACAAAAACCTATAGTGATACCACGCAGGCTAACGTGGAAGATTTGTTTTTCGAGTATATGCGCCTACTCAAAGGCGTGCAAAGCAAAGTATTCGTAGCAGAAAATGTAAGTGGGTTAGCCAAAGGCAAGGCTAAAGGTTACCTAAATGAGATACTGCGAGGACTCACGGACTGCGGCTATGAGGTCAGGTGCAGACTATTAGACGCGCAATATTTAGGTGTACCGCAGTCTCGGCCTAGAGTTATTTTCGTAGGCATACGGCGAGACCTATGGCGAGAAAACCTAGAGGGCAAGACGCACCCTAAACCATTTAAGTATAAGGTGCCGTTAAAAGATGCATTCGTTGGTTTAGAGTTTACTACAGAGGACGCAGAAGAAACAAACCTAACAAAATATGCAGTATATGAGCGGCTGGTCAGACTCGCCGCAGGCCAGCAAGACAAAGTGCGCTTTGGTTTATGGAAATGCTCGCCACATCAGCCGAGCCCATGCCATTTAGCTACGGCGGCAAACGGTGGCGCTAAACCATGTCACTGGGACAATAGGTCGTTCACTATTGCCGAGCTCAAACGAATTTTCAGCGTGCCAGATGACTACATATTAACCGGCAACTACGCAAAGCAAGCAGAGCGCCTAGGCAGAATGGTCGCCCCTTTTATGATGCGCGCAGTGGCAGATAACATATACCAGCAAGGGCTTATCGGTGGACATACCTAGCGATTGGACATTCAAAAACCAGCACGTGGCAGATGAATTCGATTACCACGTTCGCCAGCAATTGCCTTGGTACGATTTGGCTACAGGGCTAGTCGCGCATATAGTGCGGCATTATCTGCCTGAGGGCGGTTTACTTTACGATATAGGCTGTTCGACAGGCAATTTAGAGGCGGCTCTCGGCGATGTTTTAGAAGGTAGAGGCGCAACCCTAGTGCCGATAGATAACAGCCCAGAGATGAGTACGCTGTACAGAGGGGCGGCAGAAGTCCAGATAGCAGACGCGCAAGACGTAGAATACGAAATGTACGATGTAGCCGTATGCTTTTTGGTGCTGATGTTTCTCTCCCCTGCCAACCGGCAGAAACTCATAGAGAAATTGCGCAAAGCGGTTAAAAGAGGCGGCTGTTTGATAATAGTGGACAAGACACAAATGACAGGGGGCTACTTGTCTACGGTGATGCACAGAGCAACCATAGCAGGCAAGGCCGCGTCAGGAACGCCACATGACGAGATCGTGGCAAAAGAATTATCATTGGCTGGCGTACAAAGACCATTGCCGCATAGATATTTTGATTATAGATTAGCAAGCGCCACTGAGGTCTTTAGATTTGGCGAGTTTGCTGGCTGGGTATACGAGCAACCGGAATAGCATTATGGCTAGACCCCGACGAGAAATGACAGAAGCAGAGGTGGCAGAAGTAGAAACTCTGGCCGCTGTCTTAAACCAACAACAGATCGCTGATTACTTCGGCATCGCACCTAGAACATTTAGGGACATACTGAATCGTGATGAGGGAGTTTCTGCCGCATATAAAAAAGGCAAAGCTAAGGCGATTGCATTTGTAGCGCAAGGTCTATTAGGGCAGGCACGGGATGGTAGTCTCGGCGCATCTATTTTCTATCTCAAAACCCAAGGCGGCTGGAAAGAAACAGCGCCCGACCCAGTAGAGGCACCGCCGACTCGCATAGAACTGACGGCAAGATTGCCCGAGCACGATAATGGCGATGATGATTTCGATGACGAAGAAGATGATGCAGAGCGATACGAGAGTCATTGAGTTACCGCCTAAGCTAGTAGAGCTATTTAACGGCGAGGCGCGTTACAGAGTAGCGTATGGCGGCAGGGGGTCAGGCAAGTCACGATCATTCGCCATTATGGCCGCAGTACGAGGTTATATGTGGGGTCAGGAAGGCAAGAAAGGCCAAATCCTATGCGCACGCGAATTTATGAACTCCCTGAGGGAATCTAGCTTTACAGAGATAGAGGGCGCGATACAACAGTATGATTGGCTGGCAGATTACTACGAAGTAGGTGAGCGCCTAATAAGAAGCAAGGACGGCAATATTGATTTCACGTTTAGCGGTCTGCGCCGTAGCTTAGATAGCATCAAATCCAAAAGCCGCATCTTGCTCTGCTGGATAGACGAGGCAGAAAACGTAAGCAGTCAGGCATATGACAAGCTAATCCCCACGGTGCGTGAAGAAGGCTCAGAGGTATGGGTGAGCTATAACCCAGAGTCTACACAGTCGGCTACCCACAAAAGATTCAGAGAGCAAACGCCAGAGTCTTGCAAGATTGCCGAGATGAACTGGCGAGATAATCCATATTTTCCTGTCGTGTTAGAGCGTGAAAGGCGCGAAGATTTACAAAAGAGGCCCGAAACCTACCAGCATATTTGGGAGGGCGACTTCCTCACATACAGGGAAGGTGCGTATTATGCAGTTGAAATGGCAGAGGCCAGAGAGCAAGATCGCATTACAACTGTGCCATACGACAAAAATACTGGCGTAGTCACTGCATGGGACCTTGGCATAGATGACAGCACGGCAATTTGGTTCGCACAATACGTGGGCAAAGAGCTAAGGCTCATAGACTATTATGAAGCCAGTGGGTATGCGCTAGACCATTACGCAAAAGTATTGTCAGATAAGGGCTACCATTACATCACCCACATTTTGCCCCATGACGTTAAGGTTAAAGAGTTAGGCACAGGCAAAAGCCGTTTCGAGGTGTTACAGGGCTTAGGCTTGCACCACATAGAGGTCTGCCCAATGCTGTCAATCGAAGATGGCATACAGCAAGTGCGTAGCAATATTCCCATGGCATGGTTTGACAAAGAGAAATGTGATCGTGGTATAAATGCACTCATGCAATATCGGCGCGATTGGGATGAAGTGGGCAAAGCATGGCGCGGCAGGCCATTACATGATTGGTCCTCACACGGCGCAGATGCAATGCGGTATTTAGCAGTAGGCTATCGGCCAATGACCCAATCTTGGAACGAGCCAATTAGGCGAAACATACAAGGGCTGGCGTAATGAGCAAGAAAGACCCAAGGCTGGCGCGAGCCGGCGTAACAGGATATAACAAGCCCCGCCGTACCCCTAATCACCCGACAAGCTCGCATATTGTAGTTGCCAAGGAGGGTGATAAGATAAAGACCCTAAGGTTCGGCCAGCAGGGTGCAAAGACAGCAGGCAAGCCGAAAGCTGGTGAAAGTGAGGCCATGAAGAAAAAGCGCAAGAGCTTTAAGGCCCGCCATGCAAAGAATATTGCGAAAGGCAAAATGTCGCGCGCATTCTGGGCTAACAAGGTAAAGTGGTGAGGTCATGGCGAAAGGTATAAAGCATTACTTTCGGAACGGCACAGAACATAAAGGCGGCACGCACAAGATGCCAAATGGCTCATTGCACTCAGGCAAGACCCATACCAAGAACAGTAAACCTTTGTTTCATTTCAAAGACCTAAGCAAGACTGCTAAGGCAAAAGCTAAGAAGGGAGGTTGATTATGCCGGGGATGCATAAAGGCAAAAAGAAAAAGCGTAAGAGCAAGCCTTATGGCAAGTAAGCGCGGCTTATACGCAAACATCCACGCTAAGCGCAAAAGAATCAAGGCGCAAAAAAAGCGTGGCGAAACGCCAGAGAGAATGCGGAAGGTGGGGTCTAAGGGCGCGCCTACTGCGGCCGCATTCAAAGAAGCGGCAAAGACTGCTAAGAAGCCGAAGAAGCGCAAAAAGAGGTAGTGTATGGCGATTGCCACCTACAGCGATCTCAAGGCGTCCATTGCTGACTTCTTGAATCGCTCTGATCTAACTACCGTGATCCCTGACTTCATTGCTCTCGCAGAGGTGCAGATGCAGAGAGAGGTGAGGCATCACCGCATGGTAGAGCGTGCTGAAGGCGAAGTAGATACGCGTTACTCTGCCTTTCCTGCTGACTATCTAGAGTCCATACGGTTCCACGTAAATGATGATCGGAGCAGTATCATAGAGCTAGTTAGTCTCACAGATATGCTCAAATATCGAAACGAGAATAGCGCGACCGGCAAGCCTAGATACTACGCCATCAGCGGTGAATCATTTGAGGTGTACCCGTCACCGGACACAACCTACAGCACAGAGTTGATGTATTACCAAACAATTCCTGCGCTGTCCGACAGCAATACGACAAACTGGTTACTTACAAATTATCCAGATGCGTATCTTTATGGCGCTTTGGCGCAAAGTAGCCCGTATTTAAAAGATGACGCAAGACTACAAGTTTGGGGTACGCTATACACTACTGTCATTACATCAATCAACAATGAGAGTCACCGTATTAGGAACGCGGGTTCTGGCCTCAAGCTGAAGATCAGGAGCTACTGATGAGTTTTACAAATGCGTTTGAGACAACGGTATTGGAATTTGCGCTCACCACTACGAGTGTGACAAGGCCGACTAACTGGTACATCGCGCTTTTCACAAGTGACCCAACAGAAACCGGAGCGGCTGGCACAGAGGTTACGGGCGGCAGTTATGCGCGCACGGCAGTGACGTTCAGCGTGTCTGGCAATCTCGGCACTAATAGCGGGGCTGTTGAGTTTCCTGCGTGCACATCTGATTGGGGCACTATTACGCACTTAGGCGTTATGGACGCCAGCAGTAGCGGCAATATGTTAGTACACGCCGCCCTGACAACCAGTAAGGTGATTGCGACAGGAGATGTGTTCCGAATACCCACGGGCGATTTAGACATTACGTTAGATTGATATGGCCTTACGAGAAGGTTATGGCACTGGTGTCTACAACTCTGGCAAATATGGTATTGCCGAAGTTGTGCTCGGGCAGGCGACAGCCACCGCCACTGTTACTGCCTCTGCCACAGGGAAATACGTTTATGGCGGGCAAGAATATGACCATAGGTTAAGGGATGGCTATGGCACTGGTAGATACGGGCGCGCGAAATACGGGCAATCTACGCTTGATAAGGGCGCGGCGGCTGTCAGCGTTACGTCAGTCGTTAGCCGAGCATTTGCGGAACGTGTGCGGCCATTTGGTGCGGCAGAGCCGACCGCAACCTGTACGACTACGTGTAGTGCGATCGAGGTCAAACAAAGCGGCGCTACTCCGAACCCTACGGCAACTACTACCGCACAAGCGTTTTACAGCGCCACAGGTGCGGCAACAGCAACCCCGCAACTATCCCCAACCGTGTCTTATGTTAGGATCAGGCCGTTCGCCGCAACGCGAGAGACAGCGGCAACGGTTACGCAACGGGATGCGCGTTATAAATGGATTCCAAGAACACCGCCAACAGACAGCTGGACTGAGGCGGCACATAGAGGCGATTAACGATGGCAGATACTAACACCACCAGTTTTTCACTTGTTAAACCCGAGGTCGGTGCATCAGATGACACTTGGGGTACTAAGTGGAACAACAACCTAGATTCTATTGATGATCTGTTTGACGGTACAACAGCGATTACGCCGAATGTAACGGCAGGGTCGTGGAAGATTGGCGGCGTAGCTGTTACATCGACAGCCGCAGAAGTCAATCTGCTGGACGGCAGTACCGCCGACACCGTAGTCAACTCGAAGGCCGTTATCTACGGCGCGGCGGGACAGCTAATCGCCAATGAGTTAGACGTTGACAATATACAGATAGACGCAAACGCCGTTAAGTCAACTGATACGAACGGTAACATTCAGTTGTTTCCTAACGGAACAGGGTTCACCGAGTTATACGGCAACACTAACGCTGGCGCTATACGTTTTAACTGTGAGAACAACTCGCACGGCGTTACGGTACAAGGCCCAGCACATAGCGCCACCGCAACGTATACGGTTAAGTTACCAGACACGCTCGGGCTGACACAGGCGTCAGGCATTGTTACGTCAGACGCAAACGGCGTTGTAAGTTTCGATAATGGAACGATAGAAGAGGTCACCTCGGTAACGTCTAGCTCTAATGCGGCTACGATTAACTTGCAAGATGGTAATGTGTTTGAGCATGACCTAACGGAAAACGTAACTTACACATTTTCTAATCCAGCGGCGTCTGGTCGATCATCATTATTCGTACTGAAAGTGATACAGGACAGCAGTGCCAGAACCATTACATGGCCTGCAAGCGTCGATTGGGCGGCGGCAACCGCGCCTACGCTGAGCGCGGGCAATAACAATGTCGACGTTTTTGTGTTCTTCACTATTGATGGCGGCACAACATACTACGGATTCACAGCTGGTCAGGTACTAAGTTAATGAGCAATGCGGCCTTAAAATTACTTGCAGGGGCTGGCGCAACTGCCGATCCAGTTTACGTTGATGATATATTTTCCTGCTTTTTGTATGAAGGAAACGCAACATCAAGAAGCATTGTTAATGGCATTGATCTGGCAGATAAAGGTGGCCTTGTTTGGACTAAAAATAGAGATGGCACCAATGACCATAATCTTGTTGACTCAGCTAGAGGGTTAACAAATAGCCCATATATCAGAACTAATTCTACCAACGCTCAAGGTACAGATGGCAATGGACTTACAGCATTTAACAGTAACGGCTATACGATAGGCACTTCTGCAAGTTGGAACGCTAACGGCGGTTCGCACGTTTCATGGACTTTTGCTAAGCAAGAAAAATTTTTTGACATCGTAACGTGGAGCGGAACAGACGGTGGAGGAGATAAAACGATTTCTCACTCGCTTGGTTGTAAGCCTGCCGTTATGATGATACGAGAATTAAATGGCACAAGTAACTTTTCGTTTTATCACAAAGATTTGTTTGGGGGTGAAATAGACGGAACAGGAACCGGTATGTATCTTAGCAGTACTGCCGGCGCATTTTCCATGAACAATGAAGTGAAATCAGTTTCAAATACTGATTTTACAGTTGGAACCACTCATAACGGACACTCAAGCTATAGTTACATAGCCTACCTATTTGCCCACGACGAACAAGAGTTTGGCGAAAATTCTGACGAAGCCATTATGAAGGTTGGAAAGTATTCAGGTAACAGCGCAGGGAGCGCAACCACTGACCAAACAATTACTTTGGGTTTTGAGCCCCAGTGGATATTGATAAAGAAATCTAGTGGCGGCATTGGATCGTGGTCTATATTTGACAATATGCGTGGCGTTATGTCGGACGGTGCTGATCGTGAATTACGCGCAAACCATGAAATTGTAGAACAAACAACAGACGAAAATTTAAGATTTGAAGCTGATGGATTTACTTTAGAGGGTTCTAATCTTAACTATACTGATGGCTCTACAGCCCATGAATATATCTATATGGCTATCGCTAGACCCCACAAGCCAGCATCAAAGTTTGCGGCTACTGATGTGTTCAAGCCACAAGTTTTATCAGCAGGAGAGGGAAGTGATACATTTATTTCTACGGGCTTTCCTGTAGACGCTGTTCTGTACACAAAGCGAACATCAAATGCTACTAATGTATTAGGAACCAGATTGACCGGAGGCACAAAAACAGGCGGAGATTTAAAAACGGATAGTGCTGATGCCGAAGGTACGAACAGTGGAGCATTTTTCTTAGATCATAGTGATGGGGTAACTGTAGACTTTAGTGGAGGCCACTTCAATGTAGCGCCAGCCGCTACTGATACAGATTATGCTCGTTACTATTTTCGTCGTATGCGTGGATTTTTTGATATTGTTACTTACACTTCTAATACAACTTATCCTAATACGTTCGCACATAATCTTGGTGTGGTTCCAGAGCTTGTTATTGTTAAAAGACGGGATGGTAGCCAAAATTGGACTATTTATGCCGCACCCTCAGGTAATGCTAAACATTTCTACTTAAATTCTACAGCGGCAGAAGCCGCTTCATCGTTTTGGAATAGTACAACTCCCACTGCTTCAGTAGTTACTGTTGGAGGACAAGACGAAGTTTGGGGATACAACGGCTACGATTATGTCGCTCTTTTATTCGCTTCAGCTTCTGGAATATCAAAAGTTGGCAGTTACTCAGGAACTGGTAGCAGTCAAAACATTGATTGTGGTTTTTCAAATGGCGCAAGATTTGTATTAATTAAAAATAAAAACAACGCAGGTGGCTGGTATTTCTGGGACAGCGAAAGAGGCATCACGGCTGGTAATGATCCATTTTTGCGACTAGGCGCAAATGATGGTGACCAAAATTATACTGGAGACGATATTGACCCGCATTCTAGTGGCTTTAATGTTTCGTCTAACAATAATGCAGTGAACAAAAGTGGTCGGGACTATTTATTTTTAGCAATCGCATAGGATTATCAACTATGAGCGAATACAGAGTACGAGCAACGGGTGAGGTTAAATCTCAAGGCCAAATCCGTTTAGATAATAAGAATATGTCTCTACCTAAAGTATGGACAGAAAGCGTGTATGACGCATTGGGTGTTGACCCTGTGCTTGCTTCACCTCAACCTACTCCAAGTGGTGACTTCAAGGTATTTGGTAGAAATGGAGTTGTGCAAGACTCTAACGGAAATTGGGTAGAGGCTTGGGTTGAAAGAGATATGTTCCAAGAGTACACAGTAACCGATGAAGAAGGTGTAGAAACTACTGTAACTGTACAGGCCCAGAAAGATGCCAAGGTAGCCGCAGATAGGGCTACTAGAGAAGCGGCTGAACGAGATGTACGGAACACTTTATTAAAAGAAACAGACTACTATGCGTTGTCTGATGTAACTATGTCAGATGCAATGAAAACGTATAGGCAGGCATTGCGCGATGTGCCAGCGCAGTCCGGTTTTCCAAACAGCATCACATGGCCAGAAAAGCCGTAGAACAGCATGGCGCTTGTACCGTTAGAGATACAGGCGGGCGTTTACCGGAACGGCACTGACCTACAAAGTCAAAACCGTTGGCGGGATGCAAGCCTAGTTAGATGGACAGAAGGCACGTTGCGGCCTGTCGGCGGCTGGGAACAGAAATCTCAAACGGCGGCGGCAAGCAAAATACGCGCACTTATCGCTTGGGTTGACAACAGCAACGCCAGAAGATTCGTTGCTGGCACACATGAAAAGTTGTATGCATATTCGCAGTCAGGCGTACAGGCTGATATAACGCCTGCCGGTTTTACTACGGGCAGAGTCGACGCGTCTGCATTTACTGGTTACGGCGCAGGGTCATATAACGCCGGTTATTACGGCACAGCGCGGCCAGATAATGCGACCATTTTAGAAGCCACATCGTGGGCGCTAGATACGTTCGGCGAAAATCTAGTGGCGTGTAGCGCCGATGACGGAAAGCTGTACGAATGGACATTAAATAACTCAACGCCAGCCGCTGTGATATCTAATGCGCCGACTAACAATGTCGGGCTGGTCGTAACCGAGGAAAGATTTTTATTTGCGCTGGGCGCGGCAGGCAATCCGCGCAGGGTTCAATGGTGCGATAAAGAAAACAACACACAGTGGACGCCTTCCGCAACAAACGAAGCGGGCGACCTAGACCTACAGACCAGCGGCGAGATTATGTGCGGCATGAACGTGCGCGGTCAAACCCTGATACTGACTACAACCGACGCGCACGCAATGAGCTATCTTGGCCCGCCCTACGTTTACAGCAGAGAGCGCATAGGTACGGCCTGTGGCATCGTGTCTCGAAAAGCGGCGGCGGTCACCGATCTCGGCGCTGTCTGGATGGGCAGAAAAGCATTTTATAACTACTCCGGTGGCGGTGTGCAGAAAGTGCCGTGTGACGTATCGGACTATGTTTTCAGCGACATAAACCAATCTCAGCAAACAAAAATTTGCGCTACCACAAACGCTAGATTCAGCGAGGTGTGGTGGTTCTACCCAAGCGGCGCTTCTACAGAAAACGATAGATACGTTTCTTGGAATTACGCTGAAAACACATGGGCCATAGGTGAGCTTTCGCGCACCGCCGCAGTAGATCACGGCACATTTCGCCAGCCGTTATGGGCAGATGGAGCGAATTACCATATTTATGAGCATGAGCTAGGGTTTGATTATGGCTCGGCTACTCCGTTTGCAGAGTCAGGGCCAATCATGCTTACTGCTGGCGATCAAGTGATGTCGGTAGTTGATTTGATACCAGACGAAAAAACCCAAGGAGACGTCCAAGCTAAATTTAAAACGCGGTTTTACCCTAATGGCGCAGAAACTGAGCATGGCCCGTATAGCCTCTCAGCGCCTACTTCAGTGCGATTTACTGGCAGGCAAGTCAGGCTAAGGGTAGAGGGCCAGCGGCTCGCAGATTGGCGTGTAGGCATTAACAGGATAGACGTTGTAGGCGGCGGCGGCAGATGAGTGAATATATCCCCTACCCGCAGGGCGATGCGTGGCAAACATGGGCGCGCAGACTCAGCCAGTATTTAGGAACAATAAGAAGTCTGTTAGCGCATAAAACTGGTACGGAATCAGCTACGCAAGATGGGTTAATGCTGTGGGATAGCGCAAACGGTTATCCTGTCATTTCCGATGCTAACGTGTTTAGGCAAATTGTTGTTGAAGGTGGACACGGTCATTTTATTCGAGCCACCAGCCAAACAGCCGCATCCGCAGATACGGCCTACTCCATTACCTATGACGCGCCTGCAGGCAATTACAATGTAGACCGCGATAGCTCTAACCCAGAACGTATAGTGGTTACGGAAAACGGTGATTATTTAGTCAGTTTCACAGCAGAACTAAAAAACGCGTCTGCTAGTGATGTGACGTTTTACTTATGGCCTGCGATTAACGGAACAAACGAAGCAAACAGTAGAATCACCACGGTGTTGCATAGCAACGGCTCTACGGTAGTCGTGTCCCGCACATATCTGTTAACCATGACGGCTAACCAATATCTAGAAATGAAATTTGCAGTAAGCAGTACTAATGGCACATTGAACGCGAATACCGCAACTAGCTTTGCGCCAGCCAGCCCTGCCAGCACGCTCAGCGTGACTAGGCTCCACGCATGAACATGGCTACATCAGAGCAGGATCGGGTAGGTGTGCAGATTGCGCGTTGCCGCGAATGGATAGAGGCCGCACTTGCGTATGGCGGCGGTACGCATGATTATGAGCACGTTGCGTATGGTATATTGGAAGGGGCAATGCAATTATGGCCTGCGGAAGATGGTTGCCTCGTAACAGAATTATTGCAGTACCCGAAAAAGAAAGTTTTGCATATTTTTTTAGCTGGGGGAAGATTGCAAACACTCACTGATATGCACGATGACGTTATAGCGTGGGCCAAATCGCAAGGGTGCACTGCATTGACGTTGTCGGGGCGCAAAGGGTGGGTGCGTGCGCTAGAGTCGTTTGATTGGGAACCTACTTTAACTACGTTAAGCAAAGAGATCTGATATGTCAGGTGGAAAGGGCGGTAGCTCAACAACTAAGGTGGAAATTCCAGAATGGATGGAAAGAGAAGCCAAACTAAATTTAGCCGAGGGTCGCAAGGTATCAAAAATTGGCTACACGCCATATTACGGGCCAGATGTGGCGGCATTCAATGACGCGCAAGTAGCGGCTAGGCAAAATGTAAACGACATGGCTAGTGCATTTGGGATGCAGGGCGCAGGCAGTTTCTCAATGCCAGAAGCGGTAGAGGTAGACGGGATCAGAGGCTACACATCAGGCGGTCTGTACGATCAGGCATTAGCAGAGCTAGAGGCCAGAAGGCCAAACCAATACAAAGCAATCATGGATAGGTTCATAGACCCTGTTGGAACCGGCGGCTTAGGTGATAAGCCTATTTCTGAAATGACGCCAGAGGAATTAGCTGAATACTACTCTAGCGGCAATTTCAATGTCGGCAATATAAGGTTCTAAGGAGCAAGCAATGGCAAGTGGTGGTGCACAAACTGGAGGTAAGGGCGGCGGCAACCCTGTAATGCCTGACCCCAATGCGCTAACTAGCGGAGCAACACCTGTTACCGGTGTCGGTGCACTAGGCAACCTCGGCAGTAATGTTTTCAACACGGCGCTAAATGCTGGCACTGGGCAGTCCTATACCGATGTGGTAGCGGCAGGCGGCGGCGGCATAAATCCCAACGGGATGTTTACCCCAAATGCGTCTGGCTCTACTTTGAATAGTTTGTTGAATATAGGTACAGGCGCATTTGACCCAGACTCTGGCATTGCTGGCCCCGCAACCGGTGGAGCGGGTAACTTATTTAATAATCTATTGAACACTACACAATCAGTCGCCAGCCCTGCCGTCATGCAAGGGATAACTGAGGGAGAGATGATTGGGGATGCAACGCCGGTAACAGGCGCAGAGCCAACAACGCAACCCGCAAATTCTGAGGGCGCAGGGAAGTCACCGTATGCAGGGCCGGTGAGGGCAGTACGAGATATTCGGAACGTAACCTCGTTGCCGCAGGGGTCTGCGCAAGCATTACAAACATCTGCACTAGGGACCGCTCAAGCAATGGGCTTTAGACCGCGAGATGTGTCGGCTACCACAGCAGTTGGCTCGGGCTACTCGCCAGAAAGGGCAATGGCACAAGCGGCGCTAAGCCAAGGCTATAACGCGGCCACAGCAGATTCCCAAGGGTACGATATAGAGCGCGCTGGCAGTCAGGGTTTTGATATAGAGCGGGCAACAAGCCAAGGTTACACCGCACAAGACGCGGCGGCAGAAAGAGCGGCGGCAGAAAGAGCGGCGGCAGAGCGCGCCGCATCACAGGGCTACACAGGGCAGAATATCGCTGGTGTAGGCCCGTTAGCGGAGGATCGGGTATCCGCAGGACAGTTAGCCACAACAAACATTAACCAGTATCTCAACCCATACATAGACCAAGTTGTGCGAGCAAACGAAGCCGACATTTTACGTGGCGCACAGATAGGGCTAGACCGCATAGGTGCAGAAGCAGAGGCGGCGGGTGCATTCGGCGGGTCGCGTCAAGCAATCGCAGAATCAGAGTTTGGCAGAGGCGTAGCAGAGCGATTAGCACAGTCATCAGCCGCATTACGCCAGCAAGGTTTCCAGCAGGCACAACAAGCGGCGACCACTGACATAGCTAGTCGTATGCAGGCGAACCTAGCGAATCAAAGAGCAGGATTGCAGGCAGACACTACCACCGCCACATTAGGGCAACAAGCGCAGGCGTTAAACCAAGCATCGCAAAACCAAGCAAACCAGTTTACGGCGGCGGCGGCTAATCGAGCGGCGTTGCAAAACGCACAGCTAGGAACACAGGCGGCACTACAAAATGCACAATTAGGCACACGGGCGGCACTACAAAATGCACAACTTGGTACGCAAGTTAACTTGGCGAATCAAGCCGCGCAAAATCAGGCCGCGCAATTTGAAGCACAGGCGGCTAACCGAGCGGCACTACAGAACGCACTCGCCCAGAATCAGGCTAGCCAATTCGGAGCGCAGGCGTCTAACGTGGCGGCTCTTCAAAACGCGGCGGCGCAAAATCAAGCTAGTCAGTTTGGCGCGCAAGCAAGTAATGTTGCGGCTCTACAGAATGCGGCGGCACAGAATCGTGCTATGCAGTTTACAGCTGATGCGGCCAATAGAGCGGCGATGGCAAATGCTGATAGAGGCACTCAGGTGGCTCTCGCTAATGCGGCGGCTGGCAATCAGGCGCTTCAATTTGGCGCTGACGCGACTAACCGTGCTGGCTTGGCTAATCAGAGCGCAAATCTACAAGCGGCTCTTGCTAACCAAAGTGCGGCTCAAGCGGCGGCAAACACTAGACTTGCGGCGTCTGGTCAGATGGGCGATCTCGGCGCTCAAGCGTTTAATACCGCCAACACCATTAATCAGCAAGTAGCACAACAGGGCGCTATAGAACAGGCGGCACAGCAGGCGTTGATAGACGCGGCAAGAGGCCAGTACGGGCAGTTTACAGGCTCGCCAGCGCAGGCATTGCAGATTGCGCTAGGCGCGTTTGCAGGCTCACAGACAGGCCAACAGACGCAAACAACCAGCAGACAGCCGGGGCTCTTTGATTACCTGACACTGGGCGCGAGCATAATATGACAAGGATGCGCAACAGCTTAATAGACGTAGACCCAGTGACTCAATTTGAGTATGGCGATACTGTGCGGTCAACGAATGCCCGACCATTACAGAGCACAGTACAGAGCCAAGAAAATTCGGGCCTGTTAGATTTGCTTACACAGCTGGGCGTCAGCGGCATGAGCCGCGAGGATATGGTGCGCATGGAAAGGTCTGGCATGGACCCGATGAATCCGTCAGATGTAAAAAGATATAACGAGGCTATGAGCTCTTTGTCTGGGCGTATCGGTAATTTAGGCGACCGCATTATGAATGTACCGGATCGTGTTGTGGAAACTGGCAGGAAAGGCAGAGAGGCCGTTACCAGCTTGTTTGACCTGTTCGGAGGTAAATAGTTATGGCGATGCCTGCGCCAAGGTCAGTGCCGGTTATAAATCGAAGCATGACAACCGACAATTATGGGCGACCTATAATGGTAGACCCTACCCAGAAGCCACCGGATTATATTGCGCCGATGGGTTTTGGCGAGAGAATGACGGGCATCTTAGGCGGGATAGGGCGCAACATCAATAACTACCTAGACGACGATGAAAGACGCGCGCGGCTAGTAATGGCGCTAAATTCTATGCGGCTAGAGCCAGACCGAGGGCTGTCTTATGCTTATGGCCGCCAGCTTGAAAATGCGCAAGCCTTGCGTGCTGATACTCAATCGGCTAATAGAACGGCGCAGTTCCTTTCTGCGCAAGGTCGAGACGACTTGGCACAGCTAGTGCTAACTACGCCTACTGCATGGAAAACAGCATTGACTGAATTTTATTCATCGGCTAATCAAGAAACATTTACAGATTTGACACCCGATGAAATTCAGCAGTTAGGCTTGCCCGCTGGTACATTCGCGCAGAAAAGCAGTTTAACTGGACAGATAAAAATACCAGACAACCAAAAAGGGCTACAAGGCACAACCAAGCAAAGAGATTACGAAGCCGCGCAAGCAGGGGGCTATGACGGCTCCTTCATTGATTTCCTACAGCTTGATAGTGGCAGAACAGCCGACCAACGTAATTTTGAGTTTGCAAAATCTGAAGCCGGTGGCTCATATACGGGATCGTTCCAAGACTTCTTGCAATTGCAAAACGAAAACAAACCACTCAGTGACAGCCAAGCACAATCAACTACATACTATGGCAGAACCTTAAATTCGCATAGGCAGTTGTTAATGCCACAAGAAAATGGCCAGACATTAGATTTCATGGGTACTGAATACGACCAAGTTATGATGGATGAGATACTAGGCCGTCTGGCTAACCCAGTATTAGACCCGCAGTACAGACTTTATGCTAATGCTAAGAGAACATTTATCAACTCTACACTGCGCCGTGAATCAGGTGCGGCGATTTCCGAAAGTGAATTTGTCAGTGCTAATTTGCAGTATTTCCCACAACCGGGGGATACAGAGGCCGAGGTAGATCAAAAACGAAAAAACAGAGAGGATACAATTAGAGGGTTCCGCATTGGCGCGGGTAGAGGCGCTAACCAATTAGAAATATCGCCTCAACTGATTGGTAATATGGTTTCTCTTCCTAACGGCAGGACGATAATGTTCCCGAGCCCAGATGTAGCTCGAAAAGCCTACGATGAAATGATGGCCGAGACACCAAAATGACATATGAAGAAATAGCGGCAAAATACGGCGGTACAGAAGTTAGAACCCCAGATGCGCTAGGGCCAACAAATGAGCAAAGTGCAAAAAGCTATGTAGGCGAAACTATTTCTAATATCCCTAGCTCTGCTTATCGCATGGGCGAAGGTATTGTCACTGCAATAGCAAACCCTATTGATACGGCTGTAACAGTGGTCGATCTCGGTGCAGGCGTTCTGCAAAACGTACTGCCAGAGGCGGTGGTGCAATTTATTGGCGAGGATAAAGACAGCAGGGAGTTAGCTAATAAAGTTGGCCAAATGCTTGTGGATCGATATGGCAGTGTCGACGATGTCAAAGAAACTATCAAAACAGACCCCGTTGGTGTAATGGGTGACGTGGCGACCGTTCTAGGTGTTGGCGCTGTAACCGCACCACCGAGAATAGCTGGGAAACTGCGTAAGGCTACGGAAGCCGTAGACCCCGTGAGTCTTGCCACTAAAACGGCTGGCGGCGCTCTCAATACAACGAAAGAAGCCATTAAAGGTTATTCGGGTGTAACCACTGGAGTGGGCCGTAGGCCGCTAGAAGAGGCGTTTGCCGCAGGAGCAGAAGGCGGCTCACGGCAACAGACGTTTAGAGAAAACATCACAGGCGTTGGCAACCAAACAGCGGTATTGGATATGGCTAAAAACGCGCTAGGCAACTTGCGCTCACAGCGCGCCAATGATTACCTCGCCGGTATGCAAGAGGTTGGGCAGGCTGTAGAAACTATTGATATGTCGCCAATTTTATCTACGGTACAAGAGGCGCAAAAACGTGGCCGCTTCGGTGACCAAGTAATTGATGCTAACGCGGAGGCGGCTGTAACAGCGGCGCGTAGCAAAGTTAGACAATGGGCAGAGTTAGACCCAGCACAATACCATACGGCCTTAGGGGTAGATGCGTTGAAGCGTAGCATTGGCGCGCAGTTAGACGCGTTAAAAAATCAACCTAATGCCTACGGGGCAGTGAAGGATATTTACGATTCCATTGGTGGTGAAATTAGAAAGCAAGCGCCGCAATATGATGCGGTGATGAAAGAATACAGTGAAATGACTAACCTTATCCAAGAGATGGAGCGCACGCTTTCACTGAACCCACAAGCTACCGTAGATACGGCAATGCGCAAATTGCAATCGTTAATGCGTGATAACGTGCAAACTAACTATGGGCAACGCGTAAGGCTAGGTGATCAGCTTGCCGAGGCTGGTGCGCAAGACATGATGGCAGGGTTAGCTGGGCAGACATTGAGCGAGGTAGCACCAAGAGGCATAGCGCGCGCCCCTGCGGGGGGTGTGCCAGCGTATCTTATGTACAGCGGCAATATACCAGCGGCGGCAGGCGCGGCTGTAGCGGCGAGTCCTAGGGTTGCTGGCGAGATTTCTAATTTAGCAGGGCAGGCCGTAGGCGGCGCTAGACGACTACAACAGGCGGCGTCTGAGGCAGTGCCAACGACCATACCGGAAACGCGCTATACACCGTCTGTAGGGCTTGGCCGAGATGCTGATCTTAGCTTGCTTAATGCAATTACCGATCCCGTGTTCCGTAATGTAATTCTGAACCAAATGGGAAGGGCACAAGGATTGTAAATGAAGCTCAAACCGCTTACAGATGACGAAATCGAGAGCATTGCTGGCACAGCGATAGAGGATGCTGTTGATTTTATTGAATCAGAAATCACCCCTGCCCGCATTAAGTCGCAAGAGTATTTCGATGGCCTGACAGAGTTAGGTTTTGAAGAAGGGCGCTCTCGCGTAGTCGCGACTAAGGTTAGAGATAACATACGCGCCATCAAGCCATCTCTTATGCGCGTGTTTATGTCTACAGACAAGCCAGTAGAGTTTGTGCCAAGAGGCCCAGAGGATGTAGCAGTCGCAGAGCAGGCAACGCAATATATTCATTACAAATTCCATGAGGCAAATGGCTTCAAGCTACTTAGCGATGTATTTCAAGATGCGCTAGTTAAAAAAACCGGAATCGTAAAAGTTTACTATGAGGATTACAGTGAGGCGCAAGTTTATACCTACAACGACCTCACAGAGGATGAGTTTGCAATTCTTGCGCAAGACGATGACGTACAGGTTTTAGAGCATAGCAAAGAAACCGTTGTGGCTATGGACGAAATGGGTGTAGAGGTTAGCGAATCTAACCACAGCCTAAAAATAGCTCGCGTTGCCAGTAAAGGTAAGCTGTGCGTTGAATCCGTGCCGCCAGAAGAATTTTTTGTAGACCGTAATGCGAGGGCTATTGACGACGCGTACTGCGTAGCCCACAGGCGGGAGATGCGTGTTTATGACCTAATGGAGATGGGCTACGAGTTTGATGACGTTATCGACTTTGCTGGTGTAGGCGAGCAAGACACGATGACGGAAGAAGAGGAGTTTGCCCGCAGAGGTTATTACAACGACTACAACGACGATAATGTCAAAGACCCAGCCATGCGACCAATCTTGGTCACAGAAGCCTATATGCACATCGACGTTTATGGCAATGGGTTTCCCTTATTGCACCGAGTTATTTGTGTAGGCAACGCTTATAAGATGCTGGACTATATGCCGTGCGATGAAGTGCCTTTTGCGATTTTCGAGGTTGACCCAGAGCCGCACGCCTTTTTCGGTAGATCACAAGCTGACCTGATTCTGAACGATCAAGATGTGTGCACTAGTGTAATGCGCGGCATTCTCGACAACGTAGCTCTAACCAACAATCCACGCCAGCAAGTCATCGAAGATTTAGTCAATATGGATGATGTTCTCAATAATGAGATCGGAGCCATTGTGCGCGTCAAGCAAGCAGGCGCGATACAAGACCTAGCGATTCCATTTATTGCTGGAACAACCCTGCCAGCCTTGCAGTATCTCGATGAGCAAGTAGACGCTAAAACGGGAGTGTCACGGGCCTCCATGGGGCTAAACCCTGACGCGTTACAAAACACGACTGCAACGGCAGTAGCCGCCACAATGCAAGCCGCCGCCGGTCAGGTAGAGGTAATAGCTCGTAATCTGGCAGAGGGCGGGCTGAAGCGCATGTACTCACTGATGCTTAAAGAAGTAATCAAAAATGTTTCAGAGGAAGAAATAGTTAGGCTAAATGGTAAGTATGTGCCTGTCGACCCGCGTGTCTGGAACGCAAGCATGGATGTCTCGGTAAATGTCGGTCTGGGTACTGGTAAAGATGACCAGAAGATGGCTTTGCTACAACAGGCGCTACAATTCCAGATGCAAATAATGCAGGGCTACGGGCCACAGAATGGTCTTGTAACCTTAACCCAAATACGCAATACCCTAGCCGATATGTTAGCGTTAGCAGGCATACGCAACGCCGACAGGCACTTCACGCCTATGGACCCGCAGACAGAGCAACTGTTATTGCAGAGGGCGCAAGAGGCGCAAGCGGCGCAGGCGCAACAGCAAGGGAACCCAGCGCAAGCCCAAGCGCAAGCTATAGTGCAGGGTGAGCAAATTAAAGCGCAGGCTAAGGCCCAAACCGATATGGCTAAACTGCAACAAGACGGTCAAATAAAAATGGCAGAGTTGTCAATAGACCAACAGCAGATGGCTATGGATGATGATCTGGCTCGCGACAAGCTGGACCAAGATTTACTGGTTGATGCCGCTAAGGTACTAGGGCAATATGGCACGCAAGTAGATGTGGCGGCGATTAAGGCCGCACAAAATGTGAATCGCCAGTAAGGTGGTATAATTGGAAATTACTGTCCGATCTAGTCGGGCGAAAGCACTGCTAAATGATCCGACCTACAGCGAAACTGTAGAGGAGTTAAGAGCAGAGCAAGTAAGTGTTTTTCTTAACCAAGGCTCTAATGCTGAGGAAAGAGAAGCGGCGCACAATGTAATTTGTGCATTGGCAAAAATCGAGGCAAGACTCCAATCCTATATAACGGACGAGAAATTCCTCAACAAGCAGAAGGGTCAGCACCGTGGCAGAACCAGCGACTGATATTAATGCAAACGACATGGACGCTGTAGCAAACTCATTTATTGTAGGTGAGGAAGCTACAGAGGAAGCCGAAACTCAGCAAACCCTTGAACTAGAGGATGAGGAGTTAGAGGCAACCGACGAAGACATCGACGAAAGCAAAGCTGAAGAAGATTCAGAAGAAGCGGAAAGCGATGAGGATGAAACCGAAGAAACTGAAGACGCCGATCAAACCGAGGAACTTTATGCTGTTAAGGTCGATGGCCAAGAACAGCAAGTAACCCTTAACGATCTCAAGCGGTCATACAGTGGCACGGCTTACATTCAAAAGGGAATGCAGGAAACAGCGGAAACCAAGAAAGAGGCCGAAGCTGTTTACAACGCATTGCTACAAGAGAGACAGCGTACTAACGAGCTACTGCAGACGTTAGAAAACGGTGGATATATAGCTCCGCCCATACCGCCAGATCGGGCCTTGTTCGACAAAGACCCAATTGGTTACATGGGTGCAAAGGCAGATTACGACGAACAGCTACAGCAATGGGGTTTACAACAAAACGCCATTAAGGAAGCGCAGGAAGCGCAAGGCGCGCAGATGCAGGCGGCTTTAGAAATTCATCTTAGAGATGAAATGCAAAAGCTAGTGCAGATAGTGCCAGATTTTGCCGACGCTGAAAAAGCAGGCGAAATCAAAAAAGACCTTATGGCATTTGGCTCTAGTGAGGGTTTTAGTGCAGATGAGTTAGCTAATTTAGTTGACCATAGGCACATAGTGGTTTTGCGCAAAGCTATGCTTTATGACCAGATGAGCAAGAAGAAGGCCGCTGTAACCAAAAAAGCAGAGAAAGCAAAACCGTTCGTAAAAGCTGGTGCAAAAAAATCCACCAAAACTGGCAAAGCAAAAGCTCGGCAGAACGCCGCCTCTAGGATGCAAAAGTCAGGCTCCGTTGATGACGTAGCTAAATTTCTTTTAAGCTAAGAGGGTTTGAAAAATGGGCGTTACAGCTAACACAAATGAGACGTATGACGTTACTACGATCCGCGAGGATTTGCAGGACGCGTTAATTTCGATTTCACCGACCGAAACTCCGGTCATGTCTGCCATTGGTCGCAAGAACATTACTAACACTTTGTTTGAGTGGGGTGTAGTAGACTTGGCGGCGGCGGGTGATAACCGCGTGATTGAGGGCGAGGCCGCCCCATCAAATGACACGCCAACCAATGCGGTGCGACAGCAAAACTATTCGCAGATTTCCGATAAGGTAGTGGAAGTGTCTGACACAGCTAACTCCGTAAAGGGTGCGGCTGACGCGCAGACAACTGCGAAGCAGATTGCGTATAAGCTCAAAGAGCTAAAGCGCGATATGGAAAAAATGATCTGTGACAATGTCGCGGCATCAGCTGGGGCATCAGGCACTGCACGACAGACTGCTGGCCTGCCAGCGTTTCTGCGCACAAATGCCGACCGCGCTAGTGATGGTGCAGACGGAACCACATCAGGATCAGGCACAGCGGGTTTTGTTAATGCCGCCGCTACTGACGGCACACAGAGAACGCTGACAGAAACTCTGTTTAAGTCTGTGATTGCAAACTGCTGGACTGCTGGTGCAGAGCCTAGCGTTGTAATTTGTGGATCAGCGCAGAAGCAACTTATATCTGCGTTCACTGGCAACGCAACGAAGTTTAAGGACATTACTGACGGTAAGCTGACCACCGCTATCGACATTTATGTGTCTGACTTTGGTGAGTTGCAGATCGTTCCGTCACGCTTGAGCCGCGCCCGAGATGTTCTGGTTCTCGACCCGAACTACGCGCGTATGGCCTTCCTTACCCAGACAAACCAGAAAGAACTGGCGCGCACCGGTCACGCAGAGCGCCGCTTGATTTCTGTCGAGTACGGGTTGCAAGTAGACAACGAAGCCGCACACGGCGTAGTTGCTGACGTAAGTTAACTCCTCGGGGGCGCAAGCCCCCTCTTTTTTTGGGTAACTTATGATTCGGGAAAAAATTATTACCGAGGATGGCAAGTTGCACATCCAAAGGGACCAAGAGGTCTCTGGGATGCTCGACGCTATTCACGACATACGGGAACACTTGCCTAGCGCGCACGGTGACGCTAAAGGCCGATGGGTGGGCAGTATTCCGATGGTGTTAGCAGAGCAGTGGTGTAGAGAAAGCGGCGCGCAGATTGGTACGCAAGAGTATGCCGCATTCGTAAAACGCAAGCTGTCAGACCCTGATTACAAAAAGCTATTAGTCAAAGGGTATTAGAGGCAGGCATGGGTGGAGGTCATCTACCTATACCTAGTCATGGATACCTATATCTACACTTGGCAAATCGGAAGCCGCACAAAGTTGCAGGGCTACCGGATGTGCCAGTATCGCGAAATAAATAGCGACAGCCCGCAAAAGTATACATGGTATGTGCCGTGGAGCCCGCTAGTATGCCCGCCGTATGTTGTCTACGAGGTGAGCAATGGTTGACCCTGTTACAGCTATTGCCGCCGCGACCAAAGCCTACGCAGGCGTGCGTGCGTTCATAGAGGCTGGCAAGAGCATAGAGGACACGTTCCAAGTGGTTGCGCGCTGGCAGGGTCATGCTAGCGATGTGATGTACGCTAGCCAGCGACACAAGAAGCGCACAAACCCATTAAAGCAAATTGTATTCTCATCTTCCGTAGAGGCTGAAGCGGCTGAATTGTTTGCGCACAGAAAGCGCATAGACAACCAGCGTAAAGAGCTATTGCAACTATTACGTTACGCCTATGGCAATGAGGGTGTTGAAGAATATAGGAACTGCATGAAAGAGGTGCAAGAGCAAAGAAAGCGGGAAGTGTATGCCCAGCAAGAAGCAAAAGACGCACTGGTAAAATCTGTCTGGATTGCTATTCTTGTCGGGGTAGGCTCATACCTTATCTGGTTTATTTTATCCGCAGTGGGTGTCGTATAAATGGAAGAACCAACAAAACAAGTTGTAGATGTAATTAGCTTTGGAACAGTTATCGGCACAGTGTCTGCCATACTGCCGCCGCTCTCTGCATTGTTCACGATTGTGTGGGTAGGTATCCGTATTTGGGAAACCGATACGGTGCAAGAGCTTATAGGGCGCAAGCGTAAGCGTGATGAGAAAGGTCGATTTATTAAGGATGAAGATTAATGTTGCAGGCTCTGATAGGTCCGGTTGCTAATCTTGTCGGCGGTTTTCTTAATAACAAGCATGAGCAAGCGCAGGCAAAGCATCAGGCGAAATTACAGGTAATACAGAATGACGCTGATTGGGAAAGCAAGATGGCGGCGGCGTCTGCCAGTAGCTGGAAAGACGAATTTTGGACTCTTGTATTGGCAGTGCCACTCTTCTGTCTTGGTTACAGTGTTATTGTTGATGACCCCGCTATTCTTCAGCGCGTTTCTGATAGTTTTTCTGCTTTGGATAATTTGCCAGATTGGTATCAGTATCTACTATTTCTGGCGGTATCTGCTAGCTTTGGAATACGTGGTGCTGATAAGTTGATGAAGCTGAAGGGTAGTAAGTGACTCCCGAACAACTTAACGCGTGGCGCATTATTCCGCGCCTGTTGATGTTTGCGATGATCGCGATGACGTATCGTGTCGTTGAGTGGTTCATGTCCCTGCCCGATCCGAATCCGGAGCAAGCGGCTCTGGTCAGTGTTATGACGGGCGCACTAACTGCCGCATTTGGTTTGTTTCTTGGGAAAAAAGAGTGAACTACTTTTCCGAGGATGAGCTCAGATGCCAGCACAGTGGCGAATACAAATTCGATAAAGATGTGCTGAAGATACTTAATGCGATACGCAAAGAGTTTGGCCCCATGCCCGTGACTAGTGGCTACCGTTGTCCCGAGCATCCGATAGAGGCCAAGAAGGAAAGGGTAGGCGCACACACGACCGGCAAGGCAGTTGACATTGGCGTAAGCCGAGCGGATGCCTACAGACTGATTGAGGTAGCTGTGGCGCATGGATGTCCGAGGATTGGCGTCAACCAGCGCGGTGAGGGCAGATTCATACATTTAGATTGGGACTACGATAGGCCATACCCGACGATCTGGTCGTACTGATGGAGGAGTGCGCGGCTAATCAAGTGGAGTCTGCGCTTGATGGCGTCTGGGAAATCTTGGCCTTGCACCCGTGGGATTTGATTTACCTCAGCATACCCATGAGCATATTGGCGTTTTACGTTTTGTCGATTTACGCAATTTTCAAGCGCATACAGAAACGGTATTCTTGAGAGTGCAAATACTTTTTGCCGTGAGTGATAAACTGCGAAGGGCAATAAACTACCATTATGGTAAAGCGGGTCAGGCTACGCGCCAAGAAACTAAAAGCTGGCTCTGGCAATACGGTCACTCTAGGGATGATGAAATCCTAGCCGCATTGTATGAAGCAGAGAGTGCGCCGCCACCTGACTCAGAAACAAAGTAAGCAATAAATACTTGCCGCCGTGACTAGCACCAGCGGCAGTACATACTCTGGTATGTCAGGCATTCTTTATTGCTCGCCTCCTACATCAAGATCAGATTGATCATCATCCATGCTGATGGCTTCAAGAAGCGTGCTTATCTGGCCTTGAATGAAATCCGTTACATCCGCGTGTGATGCCTTTGCCGATCTGCCCGAGCCATTCCAATAATTGTTGATGTTGCGCCGGTCGTCGTCGCTAATGTCAAAAACAATTTTTACTTTCATGCGCTCACTCCCCTCTTTGCTCTATTGATGCGGTGTAGTCTACGTCTCGCTCATGCCAGCCAAGCGGCAGGCGCATGGTGGGCGGAAATACCCACAGATGAAAAACATTAGCCGTGTCGTGCAACATTTCTTCTGGCGGGTAAATCTCTACGGCTTGCAAGTGCGCGCCGCATAGATCGTTTTTGATTGCTTGAAAGTCTCGCCAATCGGTGAGGTGGGTTGCGCCATTGTCTATGCGAATGGACAGCCAGATGGTGCCGTTAAACATTTCATTGTGGCAAAGGCCATCACCTACCTGTAGGGTTTGCTTTACAACCTTGTAACGGTCGTCAGACGAATACCAGACCTCGGCTTGCTCTAGCTGGTCGACACGTTGTTGCAGTAGCCGCTTAACCTTGCGCCTCTGTTTCTTGGTCATACCTTTTTTGAGTTTGCCTGACTCGGCAAGCCAGTGGTCAACCAAATCCTTTTTGCTCATGCCGTGCTGGTCGATGCCGTTGCTGTTGCAAGTCCAACCAGCGCATCTTGTGCCTATCTTGAAGTCCATGGCTACACCTCGTTGAGACGTTGCGCCAAGGCAAGCACTTGTTTGCGCTCTGCTTGGGTGAGGTTGGCCACGGTGTTAAGAACCTTGATGGCATGGGACCGCGCTGAGTCTTTGCGCATCTTGGATTTGCGCGGCGGGCGTGTTGCCTTCTTGTGCTCTAAGGCAAGCCCTAACTTGGCCGCTGTCTCTTTGTCTAGCTCATTGATATTCATGCTGGTCTCCTAAGAAGCGCCCCGAAGGGCGCGTGGGTTTAGCCGTGCTCGTAGCGCCAGAAGCCGTACACCATCTTGTGTGAGCAATCCCAGATGTCGTTGATGACGCCATCTACCACTGCGGTGTAGTGACCGGCCTGCCGAGCGATGACTATGCCTTCGTCTGCGAGGTCGGCGGCTCTGGCCTTGCGGCCTGTGAAGGTAGGTGCTTGGCACCATACCCAACCGAGGTCTGCTAAGGCGGCGCTGTAGTCCTCTTTGTAGATACCCTTGCAGAGCTTGCGGTTACCCGCCTTGCCGCGCTGGGTGTAGGACTTGAGCCATGCCTCGGCCTCTGGCCATTGCAAGTCTGGATGTGCAATGACTAGAGCCCTGACGCCGCAGTAACCACCCTTGAGTGATCTGTGCGCCTCTTGGCCGCCTGTGTTGTAGCAGTAGTGCATTTGGTACCTCCCCTTGGTTGCTGGCAGGACCCCCTGCCGATATGACAATCGTACTATACCACTATGGTTAAGTACAGGGCAAAAAGGCCTTTACATTAGCCCATAGGGTTAGTAAAATGGCAAATAGGGTAACTGTTCCACGTAGAACACAAGGGGTAACACATGGACCGCAAGCAAATGCTTTACTGCTACCACAAGGCCACTGGTGATCGTATGCCGACTACCATTGCCATCGGCGAAGCGGTAGAGGTTATTTATGACCACGCCACAGACCAGCAAGTCAGCCAGTGGTGCAACGATTCGCAAAAGCTCACGCTAGAGCAAGTCACGCGATTACAAGAGGGCCAACCGGCATGAATGTACTAATCCGCATTGCAGTGGACAACGCCATTGCATACCACGACCAAGAAACCTTTGAGGACACTGGCGCAGAAATTATCGACATAGACGATGACCGCCATATCACCTTAGAGGTAGACCACACCGATGTTGCATTGCTCTATGACGTTTGGCATCACCGCGACATTAGCGAAATGCACGGCACGCCAGTGGTACATGAGTTGGTAGAAATAGAGCGCGTCCACTCTGCGAGATGGGGTGGGTACAAAATAACCAATGGCATGGACGTAGCCGACTTTTTTGAGGAGCATGGCCTAGCATGAAAAAACAAATTTTTGGTTGGTACAAAAACTGCGTGGGTGGTTGGTCACCAATCACTACGCAACCGTGGCCCGTTAGACCAGCGCCTGCTTTATGCGTTGAGCCGTCAACGGCAGAATGGGAAGCACTAGCATATTGCGATAGTTGCCAAGCTAATGTAAGGGGCAAGACCTATACCCTAGAGGACAACCCGACACGGTACTGCGAGAATTGCTGGGACATTGTGCAGGACCTACAGCGAGATTATGCCCTAGACAATATGGGCGAATAGCACTTTACAACTGCGGCGTAATAGCCGACAATGTTAACATCTAAGCCACGAGGCTAAACCAAGGGGAAAAAAGTATGAGCAAGATGGGACAGCACGTTTACGACCTTCAGAATGGGCATCTACCTAGACCGCCCCTTAGCGTAGGTGACGCAATTATCGTGCGGCTACCCGCAGACGACAACAGCAACGGGTGTTGCCTGCAAGGGTATATCACGGCGCGGTACAGCGATCTGGTAAGCGTTTTTGGCGAAGAAACCTACCGCGACTCTGCTGACGATAAAGTCAGCCACGGTTGGGATTTAAAGTTTGTACTGGTCGACCCAGAAACAGAGGAGCCTATCGAAAGTGTCAGGGCCACTGTCTACGATTGGAAACATTACGACGGTGGTGCAATGGTGCGCAGTAACGCCGAAATAGAGTTTCACATTGGTGGCGACAACCAGAAGGCCGTGGAGTGTGTAAAGCATTGGCTCTGGTTAGATATGCCGCACGTGCTAGACATTGCCGCCCCTAGTGTAACAGAGGAGGGCAAAGCATGAGCCGCGACAAATACATCGAAGTAGAAGGTGGGGGAAAGCTAACCTTACAAGTTAGAGAAGATGGGCGGGTAGGGGTCTACTCCCCCGCCGGCTTTCAGATTGTGGACGTAGAGGATTTGCCAGAGAACATGGCAAAGCTGGTAGAGGAGCATCTTGCAAATGAGTGATTACGTTCCTATTCACGGTAAGCAGTACAAAACGGTAGCGGCACGCGTTAGAGATTTCCGCGAGACGCATGGTTTAGGGTGGGGCATTCACACTACCCCCATTAAGTCTCTTTGCGATGCAGACACTGCGGTGGTGAGATGCGTTATTACATCGCCAGATGGTAAAGAGGTTGGCAGTGGTTTAGCGAGAGAGGTGCGCACAGACCCTCGGTCGAAAGTTAATAGCACATCTTTTTTAGAAAACTGCGAAACATCGGCGATTGGTAGGGCGTTGGCGAGCATGGGTTACTCGGGTAGCGATGAGTATGCTTCTGCCGACGAGGTTGGCAATGCAATACTCCAACAGGTAGAGCTAGAATCAAAGGCGCGCTCATACGCCGTATTGCAACAGCTATTGCATTGCCTTACACCGTTAGAATTTAAAGAATGGTTTGAGGTTCTTGACGAAAGTGAGCAAGCTTTCTACTTCAGTTGTGGGCCGAAAGGTAGTAAGGTGGCGCTCAAGAAAGAGGTGAACGAGAAGATAGCGCACGGTAACGAAAAAATAGACCAGTATGCTGTAGAGCTAGAGCGTGTGGCGGGTAATGGCGATAGCATTGGCGTGAGCCAGCTCGTCGATGAAATATCGGTATACACCAACGGCAAGGCCAGTGTCTGGGCGAGGTTAGATGCGCCTACAAAAGAAACAATAAAGGCACTTCTCAAAGAGCAAGAAGCGGAGGGTGGCATAGATGGCTAAAGGCATCAATAAAGTAACTTTGCTAGGTAATGTGGGCGGGGCACCAGAGAAGCGTGTGACGCAAGCAGGGGCCACCATCGTTACGTGCAGTCTTGCTACCACTGGCTACAGGTACAACAAGGAAACGCAAAAGTCAGAGGACGTTACCGAATGGCACAGACTTGTTTTTTTCGACGCGCTGGCTGAAGTGGTGTACGGCAGAGTGGCTAAGGGTGACAAGCTCTATGCAGAGGGCGCACTCAAAACGCGTTCATGGGATGACGGTGGGGTTAAACATTACCGCACTGATATTAATGTTAAGCAAATTGTTTTATTAGGCGCAAGGCGAGACACAGCAGAACCCGATGCGCCAGCAACTGTAGAGGAGAAGGCAACAGATGTACCAGAAGATGATATCCCCTTTTAATATCGGGCAAAGTTTACGCATGGCGCAAAAGCTCACCGGTATGACTAATGGGCAAGTCGCAGAAAGCACTGGCGTAGGGCCGATACAGGTAAGTCGCTGGCGACAGTGGTCTGACATGAAATACAGCAGGGTAAACCAGCTTGCGGATTTATTTCATATGTCGGTCGAGGACTTTGTAAAGCTCGGCGGCTACTCTGTGCAAGAGCCTGTAACCGAAAAGGTAAGCACAAGGTTGCAGGACATAGTGCCGGTAGAGGTAGAGGTAGTGGCGCACGCTAGTGGCATGGCAGAGACGGTCACGCTGTCTGAGCCACAAGAAGCCTCGCAAGAGAGCCGTGATACACCTTACGATCCATATAGAATGGATGGGTAAGCAGAGGTAACCCCCCTCTGGTGCGACCAACACCAGAGAGGGATTTCACTTAGGAGTGAGCTAGGCCAAAGGGGACATGGCCTAACG